AGCGCTTGCCCTTGACCTGAGCCGCGTCCATCAAGCGCTTCGTTTTGCGAAGCAGCTGGATGTTCGGGTAGGCGAGAGCAGCCGAGGCCACAGCGGTGACCTTCTGAGCGTTGCCGAGAGCCTGGGTGCCGGAGCCGTCTTCGCCAGTGCGAGCAGTGCCGACCGCAGCCTGGATGATGACGGTGTCCTTCTTGCGACCGATGGCGTTCGCAGCAGCGATCGCGTATTCGTTCGCAGGATTGTGGATATTCTCCACTGCGTCCTTGTCGTCGATCAAGGTGCCCCAGTGGCGGGTCAGAGTGCTGACCGACCGACGGGAGTGATCGATATCGAGGTTCGGGGTTTCGGGATTGCGGGTCGTCTTATCGACGGCGACGGCGGTGCCGAGGCGATCGAAGGACTTCTGCTTCCCGTTGAATTCCTCGTTACGCACGAGGCCCGCAAGCATGGAACCTTCTGCCTGCGAAAGATGGTAGACGTTGGCCGAAAAGGCCTGGACTCTCCAGGCTTCAATTTGACTGTTCATGAGGACTCCTCTGACAAACCGGCCTAAGAGCCGGATTAGAAAATTTTAATTTGTCGGAAGAATTGCCCGTTGCCGGATTCCGCCTTGGCCTGAATGCGGGCCTGCGCTGCCCTTTCGGGCGCTCCCACGAGCAGGATCGATGAACGATTGTCCTTGATCCTGATCGTGGGGCACACCTAGCAGCTTTGTCAAGGGCTACTTGCCCTTGGTGAGCCTCTTATACAGACTTTCCGCTCGAGCATTGATGATCTTGTGATTCGGATGGTTCTTATCGAAGTACCCGTTGTCCTTGCCGTTAGCCCGAATTTCATCGAGCTCCGCCTGGATCTCGGACACCGTAGAGCCCCCATCACCCACCCCACCCTCGTGGAGCTTGTCTTCTCCCAAGAGCTTCGCGGCCTTGGAGAAGATCTCGATCGTGAAAGCATCCCCGGACGCCGTCAATTGGTTGATGAGAGCCTGAGCCCCCTTCTTCCCTTCGTCAGAATCACCCGAGAGCTCGCGGATCGCAAACTCGGCGCGGTCAAGCTCGCGAGAGTAGGCGTCGCCCCACTTCTTCTGGAGCCCCTCGAAGCCTTCTTTGGCGGCCTTGTCCTGCGCAGCTTTCCGTTCGGCCTGCTGGTTCTTCTCGAGCCCGAGGTACCAGCCCAGCATTTCCTGAGCTTTCTTGGGCAGCATGCCGCCCTTGATCGCCATCTGCTTGAAGCCGTCCAAGAACTTCGAGTCGATCTTGAGACCGTCGGGAGTTTTGAGCTCGAACTTGTCCGCGTCGGGCATCCCGATCGCTTTGTAAAAGTCCGCCCACTCCTGCTCAGTAGCTTCGGCTTTAGGAGGGATCACACCCTTCTTACCGATGAGCGCCTGCGCGTGCACGAATGCTTTCGCGAGGTCGTTGACGTCTTTGAAAGGCTGGAGCGGAGCGGCCGCTTTCAGATCATCGGGTAGAGAATCACGCCAAGAAGTAGGGCCAGCACCACCAAGTCCAGCAGGATCTCCCCCACCAGCGCCACCTTTAGCCCCAGCGGCACCGGCTCCGCCAGAACCCTGGCCGCCGTCACCTCCCGAGCCTCCCCCACCCTGGCCACCGCCAGAGTTTCCTGCGCCTGCTCCTCCACTATTTCCACCACCATCGCCCGAACCTCCGGGATTGTCTCCACCCTGACCAGAACCACCGTCCTGGTTGCCAGGGTTATGAGATCCACCAAGTTTCATACGTCACTCGCCTTTCATCATGTTGTAAAATTCCGCCACGTCGATGCCCGCTGTATTGAGGATCGTGCAGATGACGGATCGTTGACCCACCTGCCGAAGAAGCAGATTGGGATCTATCGCCGGGAAGTCGTTCACGGCGTGAAACCTGTTCATGAGATCAAAGAGAACTTTCTTCCCCATCTCGGTCTCGAAGACACTCTGGTAGGCGATCACGAGATCTCGTGCGGAATTGATCCGCTCGTTATCCTCGCGCTCTTTTCGTGCCTTCGGGGTCTCCCCCACCTGTGCCTTCGACCGTTTACCCTTGAGCGTTGCCATTCTTGCCCCTGATTGCTGTGATCACGGGGGCAACATTCTTGGCGACCTCGGAATCACTCTGTTTCTTCGCCTGATCCATGGCTGCCTGTTGAGCTTGAGCTCGCGCTTGACGAAGCGGAGTGATCTCGCGCTCGGTGTAGAGGTTCTTCTCGGCCAATCCGTAGATGCTCCAGACATCACGGATCACGCCGTCCGTCTTGATGAGGTCGAGCCCTTCGGGCCCCCTGAGCTGAGCGATCGGAGCCAGAAGCTGGATTGCGCGCATCATGTTCTGACCTTCGCTCATGCGCTGGGCACGAGCCATCATCGACGAGTAGCGGACCTCGAACTTCCTGCCTCGGATCTTGGCCGGGATGTTCTTGATCATCTTCCTGCGCACGAGGATCTCAAAGAGCCGATCGATCACGGGCTTCAAGAGCTCGAAATGCTGGCGACCCAGGACCGGGCCCATCAAGCGGAGGTTATCTTCCGCCCGCTGCCGAACTTCTTCGGCGGTCATCTGCGGCCCATCCTTGAGTTGCAGTTGATCGACGTAGAAGCCAGCGCGGATACGGCGCCTGACATCTTCCAGCATCTGCTGGCCGAAATCAATCCGAGCATCCGTGATGAGCGGGAGAATCCTATCTGTGCCTGGACGAACGAGAGTCAAGCCGCCCGGCGTGAGTCGGACAGCCCCGATGACCCCGTCATCTTGAACCATGAGAGGCGGATCGACCGTCTTCTGCGCGCCCTTCAGCACGGTGAGCATCATCGTGTTCACCATGCGGATGTCGGCGAGCATCTGCATTCCAGGGCCGCGACCGTACTTCTCACCCGTGGTCTTGGACCAGCGCGGAGTCGCGTAAGGGAACTCGCGATAGCCGTCCTTTGAGAGCACGAACTTCTTGTCTTTGAGCACGTAGGTGGATTTGAAAGCGTGCTTCTTGAGGTCGCTTTTCTTGGAGTGCTTGGGCTCGACCGCGTGAATGATGACGAGGTCCTTGTCGGGACTCTTCTCCAGGCACTCGATCACGTGCGGATGCATCTTCTTCTCGCCGAACATCCGGATGACTGCTTCGGGTTTCAACTTGAATTTCCGGTAAACGGTGTCGATCCGGCCGATCGTGTTCTCGTCCACTCGGACTTCCGCCATGGAACGGGCCGAGAACTGGACCACGTCTTCCTCGTGCTCGCCCATGAAAAGTACCGAGGTCCCGATGGCCCCGAGGTCTAGGTAAACTTCGTAAATTTCGGTCTGGAAGTTGGAGCTGTTCAGCACTCGGAACATCAGATCGCCAGTCTCCTGGCACCACTGCTTAACTTCCTCGTCATCGTCGAGCTCGGGATCGTTGAACGTGATCTCGAAAAATCGGAGCTCGGGGTTGGTCAGCATCCCGTGAAGGGCTGAAGCCAGCATCTCGTTCGCCAAGATCGCGGTCGTGTCGTAGAGATCGTCCGCGTTCTCCGTGCCCGGATTCACTTCGGAGAGGATGTTCTCCTTCCTGGGCACAATGTAGGTGTAGGCCTCTTGCCACAGGCTCTGGAAATTCGAGGACTCCTTGTCGAGCGAGTCCCAGCGCTTGCAGATCCGCTTGGCCTCGATCTCGTCGGCCTCGGGCTGCTCGTACTCCACGGTTGACTTGTTCGAGTACGCCATCGATTACCTCGGTCCCAGGGGACGTTTCGTCGAGCCTTTGCCGAGGCCGATGCCATAATGTTCTTCGATCGAGGCTTCCAGGTTCGCTTCCGCGCCTGCGAGAAGTTGCGCCGTTGGCCCCACGAAGATGTTGGCTGCGCGGCCGGGCTGCCCACGCCGATCGGTCACGTAGTCATTGTAGGACTGCTTCGAGGCGTCGTTCTTCGCCTTCCAGATTTGGAATTCGGCGATCACCTGATTCATGTCGACCATCTTGCCGTCGACACCCTTAGCGACCCAGCCTTTGTAAGAATCATCGCGCTTGCCCGTGCCGACTCGGGCTTTGCCGACCAACTTCGAGGCATCGCCGAAGCGCTTGGCCATCTCGGACTTCGAGAAATCGTCTACGTCGTTCTGCTCAGCCGCGTACTTGTCATGGAAATGGTAATAGCTCTCATCCACTGGATCGTAGGAGGCGCCGTAGTATTTGACCTCTTTGCCGACCTGCTCAAACGAGTCGATCGCGTTGCCCACGCCCTCGACGACGGCCTCGCCGCCCTTCTTGCCTGCGAGAGCGATCGGTCCCCCTAAAATCCCTACGGCTGCATCAGCTGCGCTCATGAATTTCCTCCGTAGCGCTCTCTCAGCGCCTTGCATGGGGGTTGTAAGCCGTCTCCGCGACCAGGCCCCCGCGCTCGTCTCTCGAAAACTGGTTGTCTTCAGTATTGCCTGAATCGCCCCTCGAGCCAAGAGCGAACTGCTGGAAGGCATCCGCGCCGTTCGAGGCCCAGTTGTGAAGGGGCTGTTCTTGAAAGACATTGTTCTTCGAGTCCCACTTGCGCTGGTAGTTCTCGAGGCACTCGATCCCACGCTTGCAGCGGGTCTTATCGAAGCGGGTCTGGGCAAAAATCATACGAGCCGCATTGATGCCCTCACGCTTCGTACCCACTCGGGGGATGATTCGGATTGGCCGTGCCCCGAGACTATAGAAAATTTGCTCTTGGGTTTTGCCGGTGGAGAAGTCACGGGCCTTGGCGTCGTGGGGTAGTACCCACTTGCCGAGTACGTAGCCTTTCTTCCGGACATCGGCGACGACCTCCGCAATCGAGGCCCCAGAAATTTCATAGTAATCGATAGCGTGATTCCACCCATTGCGAGACTGAATGAACCAACACGCG